ACTATATTAATTTGGGCGTTTGGCGTTTCAGTTGTTTCATTTTAATCGTTTTTGGCAACTTGCAATATGTATTTTTAATTCTTCGATTTGTTCAGCGTGTTTAGATACTATATTTTTTGTATTGTGAGAATCTTCTTTAATGCTCTCAATGTCTTTTTCGTGGCTCATGTTCGATAATGCTAATGTACGAACAGAATCGTCAACATTATCCAATGAACGTACAATCCTATTTACAGCCCACCAAATTACGCTACCTAATGAAGCAACTGAAACGCCAAACGCCCAAATTAATATAGTGTATTTATCCATTTGATTGTTCAAAATAAGTTTTAGACAAATACGACAAACCAGCAACTAATGCGCCTGTAAGCATTATTTTGAAGTTTATAGTTCCACTATTCAACATTTCAATTGAAGTGCTTAAAACTGCTCCGATTGCAGCTAAAATAAAACCTTTTACGATTTCTCGAACATTTAAAGCAAATTTTTTACTTTTCATATATTTATTATTTTACAAGTTTTTGATCGCTGCCATCTGAATCTATTTCATAATGATAACCGATTGTACTAATTGCTAAGTCTCCTGTATGAGTATCATTAACGTGTGTACCGTCTCGGAAAAATCTAAAATGAAATTGACTACCTAATTCGTTGGGTATCGTAATGTCTGCAAAACTATGTGATTGTTTCGCCCATGCTGTACCACTTGCGGCAAATTCTAAATAAATAGTTGTTGATGACGTAACCGCAACACCCTCTGATGAAAAAAAATATTCAAGCCCTACGCGTACATTTCCAGTATTTGTGTTAGTTGGATATGCGTGTAAATGGAATGAAAGTGCACTACCTAATTTTGCCTTGTGAGGTATTTCGCGTTTACCTTCGATTTCGTCGAGTTGATTCGCTGAAAAGGCGGCAATATGTAAACCAGTAGATGCGAATGAAATAGAAGTTGGTAACGTCCCCGATCCTGATAAGGTTGTTGGATCTAAATTATCGTCGTCCCATACTGTCGACGTTCCTAATAATCTGTTTTTTCTCTTAAATGTCATTTTTTAAAGTATAAACCAGTTAGTACCGTTTGATATTATTGTAATTGCATCGTATTGAACTAATAATTGAGTTAAATCTCCATCGATAGTTTCAGTACTATTTGCGTCAATTGTAATCTCTCCTGTGTTAATGTTTTTTATCTTGTAAGTTCTGTATTGACAAGTATTTGCAGCTGGCAATGTAATTGTAAATGTACTAGCTGAATTACACAATACAACATTATGCGACTTATCTAATGTAGTATTTGTTGTTAATGTGATTATTGTAGATCCTATTGCTCCGTTTGTTATTGTTGATCCGTTACCATACCATATCAATCCGCTTTTATTCGGGCTTTGGGCGGTTGCGAGTGTATCTGTTTGATAGGAATTAGCGAATATTTTACCTATTGAATCAATTTTGCTAACTAAATTACCATTGTAGTACTGTCTAATCTCATTATTACCAGTACCAAAAATTAAACTATCGTTTTGTGTTTTTGATATACTTTTTACTGTAGTTGCTGAATTTGATGTATTTGTTACTAAATAACCTAACCCATAGTTGTATTGAATGTACGACCCTGTATTATAATTTGATCCGATGTAAAAACAATTCGCATAATTTTCTACATTAAAAATAATTGTTGAATAGTTATAATTTGTTTTTATAATTCCATCTTCATAATTATTAACTGAAAGAAAATATGGAAAAATGTTTAATCCATCTATTGCCGTAATACTTTTACAAGAAATATTACCCAATCTATCCAATTCAAATGTTTTCGCACCTACTGTGAATAACTGTATAGCTGTATTACCACCACCTATACGAAGCGAATCGCCTGTTGTTATTCCTACGCTTTTTAAAGCTGTTGAACTATTTTGTTTATTGTTGATTAATGAGCCTATTTTGTAATTATTATCTATGTTATTTTGTATATTATAATTATTATATATTTGATTATGAATATCATAATTATTATCTATAACCGAAAAATTATTGTAATTATTTTCAACATATAAACCTAAATTATTCTGATTTACAGAATGATAAAATCCTCCGTTCATTGTTGTAATATCGAATATATCATCATCGCCAGTTGTTTTTACATACGGAAACGCAACCACTCCATTAACCAACTTTTGCGCTGCTGTTTTGGTGATTAGAACGCTGTCGAATGACCCCTTATAAAAATTAGTTGATGTTATTGGATTAATAGTTATTAACCGTTTTGTTAATACTTTCGAATAATCTGAGGTATCGGTTTTTGAAAGTCTAAAATTTATCAATTTTTCCGTTGCAATCGCAGTTTTAAAAATTGAATCCATTGAAACTTTGTAAAAGTTAGAACCTGTTACCGTTCCACTTGCTTTTACATCTTTAACATAAATGTTTGACTGTCCGAAACTTACGGACGTTATGAATAATAATAAAATAATTAGGGTTTTCATACTATATGATTTTTTGAAATTAAAAATGTGACTGAAATTGTTCCAGTTGCTGTAATTGTAATAGGTGTGTTAGTTGTTATATCCAATGATACCAAAAACGTACATCGTCCGTTTGCGTTTACATTTTGAGTTAAAGTATCATCAAATCCGTTTATGGTTACAGTTCCAGTAGCTTGCACTGTTATTAATAATAAATGACTGTTGGCCGGTATTGTAGTTGTTATTGAATTTGTTCCCGAAACGTAATTTTTTTCTATTCCACCACCAGCGGCACTAGAAATTAACTCGGCTGTTTCGGTTTTATTATAGTGGTTTATTAATGGAACTACTAAGGTTTTACCGTTTTCAAATTGTTGGAATACTAAATTATCGCCAGTATCTTGACCTGAAATTATAACAGCTTTTGCCGTTATGTTATATTTTTCACGAAATCCACTTTGTAGTGTATCGGTTAACTCAATTAGGCTCGGCGAATTACTCGGCATTGTATTTAAAAAATTTATCGCACCCCCTACGATTTCGTTTTACAAATATATAACAATTTTTAATTAAAATTTGCGAAAGTACAATTTTCGATAAAACTAGGTAAATCAATTTCGTTCTCAAAATCTTCAAAAGTGAAACTTGCATAATCACTACAACTCATTTCAGGTGTTACTCTATTTAATCCTGCTTTTAAACATTTAAAATGTACCTCCTCATTATTAGGATTATATTTCATTGACCAAATCCAACACGGTATAGCATCGCCATTATCATCTATAATAGTTATGTATCCATTTCGTTTTTGTGAATTACGACCAGTTAATGAATTTTTAATTAACTCAATTGTAGTTTTTGATAGTCGCTTTTTAAAGTTGTACCAAATAGGAATATAAAGGGCGGCACGTTCGCCAAATTCCGAAAGTGTAATATCGTCATTTTCTACTAATGTATTAATACCGTTATTTGTCGAAGCATTACCATTTAATTCATACGTTGTATTATATATTTTTTCGGTATCGCCTTTAAAAAAAACAGAACTATTAATAAATTCTCTCCAATTTTCTAAATTTCTTCTCGGCGTGATTCTTAAATTTTTACGTGTTTCAGGAGATAACATATTATAACCAATAAAACCGCCGTTTGACGTATTTTCAGATGTATAACTATTACCCGAACTAACAACGGCATTTATAAATAAATCCTCGTCAAATGTTCCACTTTCTTTTCGAGTCTCATCAGTCGATCCAACCCCTGTTATTGGTATCCTTCTCATGTATTCATATGCGTACCCTGAACTAACCAATTTAGATATTAATACAAGTGCCTTTTTATTTGTTTTTATTGGTGTTGAAAATATAAGTTGAGTATTTGTTTCATCTCTGTATTGCCCTGCTTCTTTTAAAAATTTATCGTAACCTATATTTATTTCATTAAAAAGATATTCAGTTGCCGTTGATGTTTCTAAATCATTTACATAACCTAAGTTAATAATTTGTATTGGATTGAAAAAATAATCCAAACGTTCAAATACTATTTTTTGTACTCCATTTATGTATTCATAACCAATACCTATGCCAAAAATAGCTTGTAATGATGTAAATAAATCATTTGCAGAAATTGACATTTTTAATTTGTTACTATCACTTAAACGAACCATTAAACCAGTAGATAATAAGTAATTTTTATTAGTATCTGTAAACGTATTTGAAACTATGCAATCATTTTGGCTTGTTATTGTTTCACATAATGATTTTATTGAATCATATATCAACACGCCTTTTGTTAATGTATCTGAAACAGTTATATATTGTATTATTTCAATTGCTTTAGTTGTTTCAATAGAAGATGTATATGTATAATTAATTCGTTGAGTAATATTAGGAGTCGATATATTACCACATGAAGCTATACAACTAATTGTAAAATAATCACCATTATAAATATCAATATTATGAATACTTTGACCAGTAGTTATTTCTAATAAATTATTTCCAATAAAATCGTTAAAACTACTTATATGTAGATTATTTATTTCTATAAAACCGCAACCTACAACCTCTCTATACGTTCCCTTAGCAACATTACCATTATCATAATGTATTACATATAATGCAAAAACCATCCCTTCCGGACGTGGAGGAACTGGTGGTTTATAATTTACTGAAAAATTTATTTTAATATTAATTTTTAAATCAAATCCTAAATAGACACGATTTTCAGGTATTACAAATTCTAAAAATTTAATACCATAACTAGGCCCATCAATTTCACTAAAACTAGAAGCTGTATAGCAATTAAAAGTATCTGTTTCAGCTGTATTTAATTCGGGTGTAAATATAATAGAACTTACTCCATAATTTGTTCCACTGATTGAATCAAAATCATTATTATTTACTATTAAACTATTTTCAATCGCCTGTGATAAAGCAGTCATATCTTTTAAAACAATTGATGTTTTAGTCACACCATCCAAACTAATTGAACTTAACAAATCAATTTTAGTATCTAATCTCGAATTAACCAAATCGTTAAATCCTGAATTACTTAACGTAGCCGAAACAACTCCATCGATTAATTTATAACCAGAATTTAAATTTAATTTACCTTTGTATTCTAAAACTTCATTGTCGTAATAATTTACAAATATTTCGCCATCACTACCTGCATTTGAATACGTTTCTAAAATCTTATCTACTCCATGATCAACGGCAAACATTAATTGAATGTCTCCATCTGTATACTGATAATTAACACCGAAATACTTTTCGTCTCGATCTAAAACAAATGTTACTTTATCCCAGTTTATAGGCTCACGAATATCAATCGTTTCATCAACTGTACCGTATTTATAATTTAATTCAAATCGTTTTGCCATTATACTAGAGAATTTTGTTTCTTAATATTATTCTTTAATGTATTTTTTTGACGTGTGTATTCTTGATATCCCTTTTCGTTCCATATTTGAATCGGTTGTGGCATTTCTGCGATACGTTTACCAACTTCTTGACCTATTAATTTTTCGTCAATTTTCATTGATGAAATTAAGTGTTTAACCTCAATCATTCGAGCATTTTCCATTGTAACCGAAAGACTATCGTTTATCGACTGATTTTTTAAATATGCAGCATTATCAATTGTTTTTAAAATATTTTGTGTTTCGAATGCTGTTTTTACCTTATCTCCTTTTTGCAGATTAACGATTTGATTTCGTTTCGTTGGTAAATATGCTTTATCCTTTCTAATAATCATTTCTTGAAAATTCGAACCGCTACCATCGTTTACTATTGCCAAACCTTCGGGGGCGTTTTCTGTTCCTTTTTCAAATCGCGGTAAGGGTTGCGAAGCTACGACAGCAGCCTGTGCCCCAGCAACACCCACAGAAATAGCAGTCAATGCACCAGCTACATAAGGTAATTCTCCCCATTTCGCCCAAATTGAGGAGATCGATTCAGCTAAGTTAATAGCTATATTAAATAATGCTGCGTTTCTTTCAGCTTCAGCGGCTTGTCGTTTTTGATCTTTTATTTGATTATTAAATTTTGTTTCTTCGGTTGCTTTATCTCGTAAGTATCTTTTTTCTATTTGTTTTTTTGCGGCTGCATTATTACCGGCGGCTTCAATATCTGCATTATATTTATCGGTTAATGATTGAATTGCTACATCTTTTTCATTGGTTAAATTATCAATATTAGCTTGTATGTTTATTTTTTGTATTTCAAAAAGCGAATTTGCAATTGATACAGCACCGTCAAAACTAGCTTTTTGAATTTCTTCTTTCGCTTCTTTTTTTTTATTCTCTAATTCAATAGCCCTCTCAAGTTCTTCTTTCGCTTCTACTTCTGATTTTGTTTTCTTTTTTTGATATATTTTTTCCTCTCTATCTTCTTTTTCTTTGTCTAATTTAGCGTTCGCATCTGCTTTTTCTTTTAATAATTTAGTATAAAAATCTTTTTCGTCTTGTAAATCTTTTTCAAGTTGATTTTTATATTTTGTTTCAATATCATATGCTTCTTTTGTAGCCTTTTCTGTAGCCTCTAATTTAGCTTTTCTTATTTCTTCTTCAAACCCTGACAATTTTGATATGTTGCGTTTATTTTCTGAAAAATATTTAGTATCTGCATCAATAGTTTTTGCATATAGTTCTTCTAACTGTTTAAATTTATCTTCGTTGTTTTCTCGAACTAATTTAATTGAACTTTTTGCATTTTTTTGTTCTTCGTCCGATAATAATAAAAAGTCTTTAATTTCTTTTGCAGTTACCTTATTTCTAGAATCACTTTTTGCAGCTAAATAATTTAATTCATTGTTTAGTTTATCATCAGCGAATTTTTTTTCTTGTAATACTTCTTCTTCACTTATCTTTAAAGCCTCTTTTAAAAACTCACGTCTTTTTTCAACACTATTTTCTTTATTTGCCGCTTCAAATTCTAATTTGGCAATTTTATTTGCATTTTCAGCACGTTTAGAAATATAATTATCTTCTGAATCATTTAATTTATCAACAGCATAAGCATATTCGTATGCTGCTTTTGTAGCGTCTTTTAATTGGGCTGAAATGCCTGTAAAAGCTTCTTTAAATGCTTCTGTACTTTCTTGCCAATTACCTTTAAAAAATTCTATTAATCCATTTGCTACACCTACTATTCTTTGCCTAAATACATCAATAATTGCGCTGAGTTGTTCAAATCTTGCAGCCATCTCCGTCGCACCCGAATCCGTTGAAGTGAATGCCTTATATAATAATACAAAAACCCCTACTATTGCGGCAACAAATGCAACAATAGGATTTGCGAGTAATGCTAAAAACGATTTTCTTACATTTTGAACTCCTGATACTGCGTTACTTAATGGGGTTGGTAATGCTTCAAATGCACTAGAATAATTACCAACATTTCGAGTATAAACACCCATACCAGCATCCATCTTCTTTAATGCCTTATCGGAATTTTCAATATTTTTTGCTAAAGCAACAGCCTCTTTATTACCCTTATTTAAAGCTCCTGTATTTTTATCAAAAGCATTTGGCATATTTTTTAACTGATTTTTCATATCAGTTAAATTTTTGCTTAATCCTGCATAACTATTAGTAACTGTATCTGTATTTTTTTTTGCGTCTGAAAGTATTTTCTTTTGCAAAGTTAACTCAGAACTAACATCTTTAATAGATTTAATTAAAGGATCAACAACCGCTTTATTTTCTCTTTCTGCCGCTGACAATGATTTATATTCGTCCTCTAATTGTTTTGCCTTATTCGTCAATCCTTGCATAGAATCTTCTGCAACCTTAACAGATTTATTTGCATTGTCTACATTTTCCTTAACTGTTTTAAATCGTTCGCTTGTTTTTTCTAGCTGGGTATCTAACTTCTTAAGATTATCTATATCATTCGCCTCTGATACCGATTTTTTATATCCGTTTACTTCATTTTTAAGCGTAGTAAATTCGGCTTGTAGTGTTGATGACAGTTGTTTTATGCTGTTTGCAAATGAAATTGTTAATTTTTCTACTTCTACAATACTTGCTTTATACGCGTCGAAATCAAATAACTCGGTATGCTTAATTGCTGAATCTGACATGGTAATATTAATTAAGCAGCCCCCTTGCTGAATGCAAATATACTAAAGTTTACAAAAATATGGATTCATTTTTATTATTTTAAAATGAATATTATATTCAGATATAAATATTTCTTTACATAATAAACCCTTTCGAATATTATTTATAACTAAATAAACTTGAACAGCACACGTACATTTTTCAGTTGTATATAAATTAATTTCAAGTCTTTCATCAAAATTAAATCTAAAAACCTCTATATTACGCTTTGTTGTATCTATTTTTAATAATTTTTGTTCTTTAGTATAATTATTGTTTATACTACCAACCCAAACAGGATAAGTATATTTTAATTTATTTATAACAATCTCAAATGTACTATCGACTTTTACATTTTCTTTAATAGTTGATTTTTTTTCTACTTCAATATTTTCTTTATTGCACGAAAATATAGTAACTAATACGATTAATAAAATTAATGTTTTCATTTTTATAATTATTAAATGTTTATTAAAGATAATAAAAAATTTAATTAATTATTATTATTTTATATAAAATTTATTAAGCTGGTGGTTCTGGATACCCAAGTCTACGAACCCAATAACCTAGAGTTAAATTCCCAGTTATTATGTTTGCAGATGTTCTAAATTTAAAAGTTAAAAGTTCAAAATTTGTTATGCCTAAAGATGCAAACTCCCAGCTATCCATAATATAAGTTTTACCTGTATTGAATGATGGACTAGATTTTACAAACGTGCCGTTGTAGTATATCTCCATCCATCCATCCATCCCACCAGATATATTAACAACTTCGACATAAATAAATATTCTTTCGGTAAAAAAATCTCCATATATTATTTGACCTACAAAAGACGCATACTGATCTGATGCAGCGCCACCTGAATTTGTTATATAATAAGGTGTCCCATCTGTATTTAATATATCCGAAACTCTATACGGTACAAGTTCACATGGATAAATAGTATTTGCGTCTGCATATGCTTGGGCGTCTGCGTCTATATTTGCATCTGCTATATTATTCGCGTCGTCTTGACTTATTTCGCTTGTATATATTTTAGTAAATGAAGTTGCGATGTCTGGGTATCTATTAGGTGGACAATTACCTTTAAATTTACTTGTTGTACGTGTTGCCGTATATTCAATTGGTGGTGGACAATCACAATCACCATATAAGTTAGCCTCTGCTTGACCCTCTGTTTGAAATACTGCATTGTCAGCATTCTTTTTATCGATTGCGTCTTGTTGGGAAATGTAACTAGTATATGTTTTAGTGTAATCGATATGCGAAGGAACACAACCAACTTCACAATTATTTCTTGTAAATGTTACTGTTCTTGTTTCTGAATATATTGTAATTGCTACCGTTGTACTAGTTTCGGCTGTTTTATCAGTTACGAACGAATCTAACCACATTTCAAAACTACTTGAATTTTCGTCAATCTTAACACCTGTTTTAAAAGTTAAATACTCGTCATTTATTATAATTGTATCGTGCGAAAGTACAACAGATAAGGCATCGTCAAATTGTTTATCTTTGTAAAGCGAATTGAACTTAATCCAATAGAACATTTTACCCTTATAATTCTTAATCAAATCGGTTGTACTTTCTCGATATTGGTCGATTTGATAATCTGGTTGGCGATCAACTTCAATAATTGGTAAACGAAATTGATTATAATATGAAGTGTTGCCACTATATGCGAATTGGTAAAAGTCGGTATTATGTTTATATTTTAATGTCGATGAATATTTTTCAAAGTCTGAACGTGGGACGAAAATAGTGTTAGATATTAGTATAATTAACCCATCAAATGATAAACCTAAACGATATGATCCTACGTTTACATTTGGATTTGTCACCTCACAATAACAGTAATCAGTTGAGTCTATTTTAGTAATAGTCCCAATCGAAGTACCTATTTTTGCAAATGTTGAAGCATTTATTAAAAAAATTTCATCGATATCGTTTGTTATTCCTGTATTAATTAAAAATTTCGTTTGCTCTCCAACAGCCATAAATATACACGCTGGTTGTTTAAGTTCAGTATTCAGCATTGGGAATTGTAAATCGTCTACAATATCGTTCAATGTGTACCAACGTAAGAAGCTGTATTTATTTATTGCTGCCATGCTTTTTATATTTTTTTTCTAAAACTTCGATTCTATTATAAAATTCAAAGATAGTTAAATTTTCCGTTTTCATATTGTTTTGCTCTAACTGTATTAACATATCACTTAACCGTTTGTCATTCTTAACAATCTCATTTTTTGGTAGCGCTGGGTGCAATATTAGGGGTTTACTTTGTTCAATAAAGTATTCATTAACTACTTGCATTTGCTCTAAAAAATTAGCATTGTCGGGATCGTTTATTAATTCACATTTAATAATTAAGTACTGCTTATAATATTCCAAACCATGATTAACGCCGCCAAACCATTTTGGAAAATAAATTTTTAGTTCTGAATTAAGTTTTTTTTTAAATCTTCAAGAATATTCTCGATGTCAATTTGTTTTAATTTAGGTACATTTTTTAAAGCTTCTACCAAATCACTTTCAGAATTACCGATCAATTTACCGTTTATCGATTTAATGTAACAAGCAAACGCCATTGAATCGAAGTTAATCTTATTCAGTATAGAATAGTGATTAATCATTAAATTAGTCATTTCATTTAAAGCATCTTCATTTTTATTGTTTGCTATCAATGTTTGTAATTTTTGATAGTGGGAATAAATATCCTGCATCGTATTCCCAACACCTGACATTTGCATTAAATAGTTCTGACAATCATTATACCGTTGTATTGGCATTTCTTTGATACTTTCAAAAAATTCAATATTATCAATTGTTTTCATTTAATTTTTGAATAAAGTCGTTAAATTGTCTGTAAATCCATCCCATTAAATATGCCAAAGGCTCTTCATTATTAAAGTTATCGAATCCTCTATCACGTGCAATTTCCGACAACACATGAAAAGATTCGTGAGCCATTACACTACCTCCAGTTTGTTTTAAGTCAAATACTATCACGTATTGAGTTAAGTTATTTTTAGTAGGTTCTTTAAATGCCATTGCTGGTGATTCTAATTCATGACCTTCTAAATTTAATTTTTTATATACTTCTTTATAATCAGTTTTTTCAATTAGTATTAAATTACCAAAATAAATAGGTATTTTTATTTTCCTATAATTCATTTAATTATATTTTAAAATTATCCATGTCAAAGGTGCAACACAAAATGGGACTATCATATAATACCATGGGAAAAAAGATAAAATAATTGGCAATTGAAGTACGGCTATATGAAAACCCCAACAAAATAAGCATTCAGGGTAGTACGGAATATAAGTATGGAGCCAATCAAAAAAACCCCACTTTCGAAAAGCAAATACAATTGTTGTATTTAGTAGCGATAATATGATAATAAGTTCTAACATTGTGAATCTGAATAAATTACAGTTACATCGAATCGAAAACAAAAGAAAGGGAACATGTAATACTGTGTATTTTTATCATCAATAGTATATCCATCGAAAACCGTTTCTGCTTTTTCATCTACAAAACTATTTATTTTTTTTACTTCATACACTTTTGACAGTTCGTTTTCAATTTCTATTTTCAGTTGTTCGGTTGTTTTGCCAATCTCTTTGATGTTTCCTGAAAAAGTTATTCGCAAATCCCTTGTTTTCATTTTTGAGGTAACTTTAAAAATGCTCAAATATGTTTCGTTTGATATAACTGAAATGAATGATTGACTTGCGAAATTATCATTTGGTAAAACATTGTAATAGTCTCCATCTGATTGTAGAATCTTTGGTTTTTTTACTGTTTTATTATCGTACGTTTCATTAAATGTAATCGCACGACCAAAAGATTTTTGCAACCAATCCAATGATTGCATCTGTAGTTGTATAGCTTGTATTGGTACTTCGATACCCACAGGCGAATCTATAATACAAATGTCGGGTTGTTTATAACTCATTTCTAAAGTCTTTAATTATGTCAGGTTTAATAAATTCTCCTATATTTTTTACATCTTCTTTTGACAAAGATAAAATATTTTCGCCAAATTGTGTTACTAACTTTTCTGTTTTAGAATCGGTTGCGTTCATTTCGAAGTACTCCCCATAATTTTTGGGCGCGATAGATTTTCGATACGCGCCTGTTAATTTTAAATCTATTGGTTCGAATCTATTTTTATAATTAAAGTCTTTATACTTTCCTAAAGAAGCCCCTTTACCATCTTCGCCTTTGTCGTAGTGTTTTGTCAATTGGTCGGAAATGTAATCCGAATTACTTTCAACAGCGCGACCAATGATACTATTGATATCGACTTTGCTTAGCCTTTCAGTAAAGAAATTTTCTTTAATCACGGGATTTATATTTTATTTTCAAAGCGTTATTTTGACAAGGTAAACACAATTGATTTATATCACTAGTTCCATAGTTGATTGCTTTGACGGCTTTTTCAAGTTCTTTTTTTACTCCATTAGTTTCGTCACCTAATGCAATAAATGCCATTTGAACCAATTTTTCTCTTAATTGATTATCGCGATTCGAGTATGCAATTTCGTTTAAAAAGTCAACAGTCAATTGTTTCCCTAATGCATCCCTGAATAATTCTTTGTTTCTACAAAAAAGCCCCGAAAGATCACAGATTACAGATATTTGTAAGTTCAAACCAAAATTAGTATTGTTTATATATACTTCGCTTTCTGTAGTCCATTTGGTTTTATCATTATTCAAATTATCTATGTCAACATAAAACGATTGTAAATTAACAAATTTACTCCATGATTGAAAAAGATTGTAATTGACAGGTGAACAACTATTACAAGCTGGTGATACTGTTAGGTTATTATCTCGGTAAATAGCTTGACCAATTAAATCGCTTTCGTAATAACCGATATAGTAGCTACCTTTTATTTCAGGTAAAATTTGAGTTGCAATCGTAAACCATGAAAATGAAACTGCTTTATTGTGAATAATATCAATTGTTCCGATAGGTTCTAATTTTGATGTATGATAAACGTATAGTTTAAAATTAGGGTTTAATTCAGTCAACTGCAATCCTATTGATTTAATCATTAATGATAAATCTGACTGTATCATATCAATTTTAAAACCAACAAAACGATTTTGCTTAATTATTTTATTTAAAAAGTTTCCCGAACCTTCGTATAATCTAACTTCGCTCAATAATTCTTTAGAATTTTCATTTAATTGTTTAGCTGTATAAATATTATCAATAAGTTTCTCAATTGAATTAATACGCTTCTTTCGTAAATAATCACTAAAATTTGCATTTTTCGGGGCGCAATTATGTAGATTTTCGGTTGTTAATAATGGGTGCAATTGTTGAATATTACGACCTCCAACACCAGTTAAAATATTAGTTGCCAATGTTGGATAGTCTGAATTAGTTGTTTGTTCATACCCGAACAGATTTTCGAAACAACTTGTTACTATACTTTGATTTATCATATCGTTTTTAATTAAAAAAGCCTCAAACAAAATTAATCATTTGAGGCTTTTGTTTGCACAAATATACAATTATTTTGCTTTAAAATACGCTCCTACATAATCAGGAAACGTAATTGTCGAACTTGCCGGCCGGTACTGCTTAAAATTGTAGAAATTGTACTTATCCGAAGTTGTTACTGAAAATATAAATGTAGTATCGATAGTAGTCGCAGTTACATTATACACTTTTACACCAATATCCGTCCACGCATCGTTTCGAAATTTCTTACCTTGTAATTTCATATTGACCGCCCCAACTGGACTATTATAAGGCGAACCGTTTGTGGTTTTACCTTTCGTAATTTTGTAAGTAAAATCGTAAACTAACTGATATGGTATTTTCCCACCATCGATTTCAATAGGTAAATTCCATATACTATCGTTAACAGATACAGAATCTTTGATGTCTCCATCGTAATAAGTTGAATACCTGTCAACCGTAATAGGTTTAACACTTTGCGAATAAACTTGTAGCGAAACAAAAACAATCGCTATTAAAAAAATTATCTTTTTCATTTTGTTCTATTTTTTTTGGTTAAAAATTGTTCGGGTAGCTATTACACTACCCAAACGAAATTATGCGTTATCAGTCATTGGAACAACTACTTTTATAATACTTGAAGTAGTATCAGACGAGAATTGTGTTAACCACGCGAACTCAGTATAAAACTCGTATGTAGTTAAATAATTAGTTACATTACCAACTTTAACACAAGTAATACGTTCGTGAACTCCCCATTTAATACCGAAGATCGGATCTTGCCATACATATTTTTTGTCGCTATCATTTAGCTTCATATTCATACGTGACTCCCAGTCTACATAGTTGTAAATACCCAAACCGCCCTCAGGAGCAAAATAGTGAATTGCTTTGTTACCATCCAATGCAAGGCGTTTTGTAATAAATCCATTGAATACACCAGCACCATACAGAGAACCGTCTACAACCCCTGCGAAGTTTTGGTTATTTCCCATTGCTAAAGTACGATACTCTAGCATTTTGGATTGTTCTTCTAAGTTAGAGATATCGTTCAAAACTCCGTTTATATCATTCATTCCAACGATCGAAGGTATGTCAATGTATAAACGATTTTTGTCGTATTGATCACGACTATAAACATACGCGCCATTTGCAATAGTTGCAAGTGTTGACGATGCTAATGCAACGTTTCTACGTGTTTCAAGAATACCCAACGATTGAGTATCTAACCATTCGCCAATTCCTTTTAGATTACCAATCAATTTTTGTGCAAATTCTTGGTCTTTCGTGATATAATTACCGGCGTTTACAGCTTCATTGATTTGAATTTTAAAACCTTTAGGCACGTATGCCAATGTTTGAAACTGTGATGTAGCATCTTCCGAAGTAAACGAACATTCTTGACCTGTGATTAAATCCGCTGCCTGTTTGTTTAGAACTGGAATTTGTTGTGGACGTGTTGCAAGGTCTTTTGTTCCATCTAATAAAGATGCTGGAAGCAACATTTCAGAATTATTTTGAAACGCTTTAAATGCGCCAACTTCTGATACTCTGTTTTCGAAGTTTTTTGCATACTGGTCTGTCGCCTGTATAATGGCTGCCAGTTTTTCTGTTGATGTTAATGACATTTTGTTTTTTGGTTAAGATTGTTTATAATTTTCTTAACCGCACCCCCTGCGATTATTTTCTTGTAAAGCCGTGAGCAATGCTTTCGGCTCTCAATTTGTCCATACCTAATTTTGTATTTAAATCAACCCCCTGCGATTTTAAGTGTTCGATTAAGTCGGCATGTGTTTTGTGTGTTACTGTTTTGTCATCTGTTTTTTGTTGACGACCACCAGCACCACCATTGTTTCTATTTTCTTCTTTAGCGACCAAAACAGCATTTCTTTGAACCATTAATTCAAATGCTGTCAATGGCTTTCCATCAGTTTCAGAAACAATTGGTTTTCCGTTTTGAATGTAGATAATATTCCCCTCATTATCTTCACTCGCTTCAACGCTTCGCATATCCATACGTATCAATGATTTCGATTTTGCAATGAACTCATTAATTTCGTTTTCTGTTTTGAGGCTCGAAGGTAATGCTATGTTTATTTTGTCAAGCCCTTTATCAATATCAGTCATTTTATTTTTTTCAAAATAACGTGACTTTATTTCTGTAAGTGCTTGTTCTTTTTCTGCTTTTACAACTTCGATTTGTTTTGTTAGCGCATCTAATTGACCTTTAATTAAAGGGTCTTGGCTTTTCTGCATAACAACGTCAATCGCTCTTTTATTGTATTCATAAGTTTTTTCGTCCTGGCTAAGTTTTGCAACGCCTGTTTTTTCGAAGATTTCAGCATCCAAACGATCGTATATTTTACGAATTTTTGGTTTAATTACTTCTTCTTCATGTTGTTCTTTTAATTTAGAAATATGATTATCATAATCACTTTTCGAATTAACAACATAACCTTTCGATGTCAAAACAGGAATTACCTGTTCTGTTATCGGTTCTTGAAATTTTGTTATAATATCGTTCAACAATTGAGGGTTCGTCCCTACCTCGGTTTGTATTTCTTCGATTGTCATAATTAATTTTTAGGATTGTGTAATTCAGTTATTTTATAAGGTTCTAAAATTTTGTTTTTAATTAATTCTGCATACTTGCCAACTGTATATGGCATAATCGACAGTGTTGCTGGATCTTCTACTTCGGCTTTCGATGGAAGGGTAAAAGTCATTACTTGACGAACAACAACGCAATTTTTCCACGTTATATCAAGTTTGTACTCTTCTTTTTTGTCGAGATTACCGTAAAAGAAATTTGCATTTTCTTTTTGTTCCAAATCTTTTAGTTTAGGTATTGGCATTTTCTTTAGTTTTAAGTTTATTTTGAACCATTAAATTTAATTCTGCTTTAATTTTTTCAATCTTAGTTTTGAATGGTAATTTACTCCCAAAATTTTCAAGTTTCCCGAAAGTGTATTCAAATTCATCGACAAAGTTATAAAAGTTTGCCTTTAAAACAAATGATTCTTTGTCAGTTTCATTTATTCCTAAATCTTTACACTCTTTTAATGAAAGTAAAGTATAAGGTTCGAGGCTCTTCATTATATTGATTCTATTGGCATCTATATAATTATTTTTGCTCTGTAAATAATCAATAATATTTAATTTTTGAATTAATAAATAACTCGGCAACCCTGCAATTTTAGCATCGTTAAAGTCTTTTATTGCTTCTGAAATATTAATTAAATAAAATGTAGTGCCGTATGATACTGAACTATCAATATAAAAATTTGAATATCTTAATCTACAAATTGTATCTATCAACCATTTTTCTGTCTGTTCAAAGTTTCGTGCAATCCAATTTAAAACATTTGTTTGCGTTTCTGTTTGACTTTCAATTTGGCTTTGATTAACGGCTTGGTTATTTGAAATCTTATTCTTTCCTGTTGCACTCGCTAAAATGAAATTTCTTTGATCCTCACAAGATTTTGAATTAAATTCTAAGGATGGCACATCAACTTGGATTACTCCTGCTGGTGGAATTGTTAAAGCGTTTCCATCTCTAGGTGGTGGAACATCTAAATGCACACCCCAACCAATAGATTTATTAGTTTTACAAATCGGACATTCGTAGTAAGAACCTTTGTTTAATTTAGATTTATTATAAACAAATCCATTTTCGCATCGATTTTGGTATTGGTCTTCAAACTGACATGGTTCGCCTTCATATCCCCATGTCCACGGATAAGACGAACTTAAATCTAAATTACCCTTAGCAATTACAGAAAACAAGTACCAATCCAAATGACTTAGTAACTGACTAATTGGCGAAATATCATCTTCCCAAATTTTCTTAACAGGACAGTATCCTAATGAATGGAATACTTCCGAAACAAAATAAAATTTATCCTTTTCTTTTATAAAAATTTTATAAGATATTTCATCAATGTAAATAAACCTATCGCAATCTTTGAAAATGAAATATAAAACTTTATCTTCTTCTTTTGAAAAATCGATAATATCATCACTTTCAACTTTGTAAAAATACGGGGTCGGAATATTATTGTCAGATTGTTCCATCACTGGCATATCCACAACAATAAACGAACCTATTTCATACATCATACATTCGAAAACCTCTTTATGAAAAAAATCTTTAATTTTTAAAGTTTTTTCATATTCTTTGAAATCTTCAAAAAACTTTTCATCAGAAAACTGAATGTCCTTAAATGAATCCTGAGCCTCAAAAACCTTTAGATACTCATCTTGAATCGCATCACACACCTCATTTGTTTTAATTGGAGTAGTTAGATGTTTTTCAAACTGAGTTTGTTTTGTTTTATCTTTTAAAAAAGATTTTACCCAGTCCAAATAATCAGTATAGTATGGCGATACGTCATCTTTACAAACAGCGATATCACAATGAAACTTTAACCGATTTTCGTGGTTAATCGTTTTTTTTATGTTTACCGTTTGTTTCGGGTTTCTCAGTAATTCGAGTACTTGCTCGTTTGATAATGCCATTTTCGAAGATGAAATTATTATCGTTTATTTCCCAGTCATTAAATTTATGTTCAACTTGGTAGTTGAGTAATTTTTGGGCGTGTTCGATTTTAAAGTATCGATCAGCGCCCAAAGATTTACATTTAAATTTTACAGTTGTTTCCATGTTTATGGATTGGTTACACTTGCCCATGTATAATCAGTCAATTTATATATTTCCAAATTATCGTCCCAGTCACGAGCTAGGTCCAATGAAAAATTATGTACGTTATCTGCTCCGTAACCTTCCGAACCTAATGATCCAGTTGCAACGTTATAAACAGGAATACCTTCAATATTCGAACCATTTTTAATACCAAAAATTCTCCCGTCGGTTGTTAAGAAGTATGCCCATAAATCAGTCGCCCCCGCCATTGGATATTTTGAATAATCCATTAAATTCTGCATTGCGATTTTTGTAGCACTTGAAATGTTATTCAATGTAGCTGTCATTGTAACAGATTTTTGACCTCTTACATTTCTTATACCGCCAATTGTAGAATTATCACCACCACCAACAACGTCAAGTTCCGGGTTTGGAATAACTGGATTGGTCAAAGGTGGAGATAGCACACATTTTGTAGCATCTACTGCTGATAATAAAGGTGTTAACGTTGCTTTAAGCAGGATTGTTGTTGCTGTAAAACTTGGCGTTGTTTGTCTACGTTGAAAAATGATTTTTGCAATCTGATCAATACGTATCGGACAAGTTGTTTCGGGTACATTAGGAATTACGGCTGCGACAGGGCATTCGGTTGTTAATGACATTTTATATTTTATATTTTGTCAGCCCCCTTGACGTTATTTTGAATTTTAATTAGATACAAAGATATAAAAAAATTTATAAAAAAAAATCTGAAATGAATTTCTCAATTGATTTCAGATTTTAAAAACCTATAATGTGTTTTTTTGATTTAAAATGAATTTATCTTTCAATTAAAGTCCTCACAATAATTGAAACACAAATATATGTTTTATTCTCGTCTTTTCAAATAAAAATTATTTGAGTTCAATCCTAAAAATCCATAACCAAAAGCATCCCAAAAATGATTAAATTTATCAATAGGCTCATTTGTAAGCATCCCATTAATTTCTCTCCATTTATAATTTTCTGCTTCGCGTTTCGCGTTTACATTTCGTACAATATGGATTTTATGTTTCTTCATTAATCCAATTCGCCAATTTATACCTTGACCTTTTGAAACCTTTTCAACATTTCGCCAACCTATTTGATTCAAATCTGAAACCATGTGATTGTCGTTAAACCTATCGGAACTATCCGCGATAACCTTTATACTTCTATCTACTTTTGCATTTGCCAATACGTCTCCAATTGTATTAGCATTATCAATCGGTTCGTAACAAAACAATTCCGCAAAAATACCACTACTTGAAATTCCTACTTTTACCAACGATGTCGGGTCGTTTGTATAACCAAAATCTAACCCGTAAACAAAACGAATATCTTTAGGGAATTCGTCAATCCATGTTATGTTTTGGAAAATACAGCCTTTCATTGCAGCTCGTTCGCCCAATCCATATACTTTCCACATATAGTCATCTGCGGTTCCGTTTTCTATATTTTTCGCAGTTGGTTCGTAAGACATTATCTCATCACGTTGACCTTTTGGCAAAAATGGATTATCTAATTGAGTTGTTTTAATAAATTTAGTATCTGGACGCGTAACGATAGAATTGAAAATCCAATGTTCTGTTAACGAAGGGTTATAGTCTAAAAAAAATGCTTCATTACATCTTTGGTTTAATTGTCTAAATGAATCGAAATCAATTTCCATTGCTTCGTTACCCCAGATTATATCATGCCTCTCACCATGCGACCCCATAGAATCTAATCCAGTAAAAAATATTATATTCCCGAAAAGATTATAGTGTGTTGGTGAACTTCTATAATACTCATTATCGTTATATAAATCGTATTTCTTTAAAATCTTAATAAAATCTTTAAGTAACGTTTTTTTTAAATCAGCGAATGTTTGGCGAAAACATAAAATATCTTTATTCTTATTACGGTTAATCTCACAATAATATAGCAAAAATTGAATTATATCCCACGTCTTAGCAGAACCCGAACCGCCCTCAAAAACAAAACCTTGTTTTTCTTGTTTATTAGACTTTTCAAATGAAAAATTTTGTAATAAAAAATCAAAGTTCTTCGCCGCTTTCAGTACTGCCATTTACTCTTACTATTTGAATACCTGTTATACCTTGTATTTGTTTATAATCACTTGTAACGTCTACTTTATCACCGTATTTTTTTGGGTTCATTTTTGCTAAAACCCATTTTCTTGCATCTACTCTTAAACGACTTCTATTTACTAATTCATTATTCGCAATTTCTTTGCCTTCTTCGTTTAGTCTTACATCATTTTTCGAATCGTCGGAAATTTCTAAAATCTCTTCAAATATAATATCAGAACGTATTTCGCGCGCGTAGTTGTAAAGTTTATCGAAGTCTTTATTATCTTTTAACCAATTATAAAACGATGTTCTTGTAATTTCGGCTTTGTCAATAGCTGCATTAAAAGATAGCTTATTTTCAATTACATCGGTACATATTGAATTAAATATCATTTCTTTCTGCTCGTCACTATATGCCATACTTTATTTTTTAAATAATAATCGAACCTTTTTCACTAATTCATTAATCAATGTAAGTGGCAATATCAATATAAACGCTGGTGTCACTATAAATGTCGATTTAAATTCGTACT